GTATTAATTAGATTATCCATGTGACTAATACTCCTGCAAATATAAGTAAGAAAAATATTACAGTATCTAATTTATCCTTACGTTTGTTTTCTTTGATATGTTCTGACCAGTGATTAAATTCTCTCATAGTTATACTCCTAATAAATAATCAATGTATGATTCTGCATCTTCATGTTTCTTAAATGACTCTTGATACAGATTGTTTTCAAAGACCATATAAACATCTTCATCCTGGTCATGTTCTATTTTATATTCTGCACGAGGTAATGATTCTAAATAACCATCGTAATCTGTCAACCAACTATCGTAACTTCTAAACATACTTCTCTCCTTAAATATTATTTACTCTATCATATGTATCAGACCAGAATTTTTCTAATTCTTCTGGTGTAGTAACACCAACTCTAGTCCAATATTGTATATCCTCATTTGCTTGATTTGCAAAAGACACTTTTTTATTAGTTCTTTTAATATAAGCTAAAAGTTCTTTTTGTTTCTGTGTTAATGTTGCCATACTTCTCTCCTTAATTAATTACTACAATATCCATTCTATACATAAAAAAATATAAGTCAAGCATATTGACATAAATATTTTAATAAATTATAGTGTTGCATAAGGAGGTCAATTATGACATTTAATGAAGCAATAAAATTATTTAAGAATAGACGTGAAATGGCTGAAGCATTGGGCGTTACACGACAAGCTATTAGTTTATATAGTAAGAAACCAGAGAAAGATTTACCTAACTATAGAGTATTACAAATTGAACACTACATTAGCAATAAACAGATTTAGTCACATCGTGATTGATAAAGAGGGATTTTCATTGCGTAAGTTTTGTAGTTATCAAGATGCAAAATGGTTTGTAAGAGACAAGCCTGAATATATGGTAAAGAAAATTAAGATTAACTTAGATGATTTTGAGGAGTGTAAATTTTGAGAATCAGAAATTGGAGTAAATTTCAACCGCCTATGAAAGATAGAAATGTTATATGGATAAAAATATATAGACAGATACTAGAAGATTATGAGTGGCATAATTTGTCTTCAGACAGTAAAGCAACATTATTAGAGCTGCTATTATTAGCATCTGAAAACAATGGGCAACTACCTGAAGTCCATAAGATAGCCTTTAGATTAAGGAAGACAGAGGATTTTATTAACAAACAAATCAGTCTGTTATCACATTGGTTACAAGATGATAACAACTTGATAACAACTTGTGAACAAGATGTTTCCTTAGAGAAGAGTAGAGAAAGAGAAGAGAAGACATATGTTCGTTTTGATGAGTTTTGGAATTCATTATTACCTAAACGTAGAGTCAATAGAAAAGGTTGTATAGAGAAATGGAAAAATCATAACCTAGATACTGAAGCTGATAATATACTGTCATGGTTAAAACAAATGAATATGACTAAGGAATGGAAAGAAGGATTTAATCCATCGCCTGAAGTCATCATTAATCAACGTAGGTGGGAAGATGGTGTTACTAAACCTACAACAAGAGGGAGAGTATTATGAGTGAGATGACAGCAGGTGAAGTATTAGAGCAGTTGATTGTCACTAAAGAACAAGTCGATGAGGCAACAGGTAAGATTATTCCTCAAGACTTTAAGATTAAATCAGCACAAGGTTATTACGACCAATTACAAAAGTATTACGCATCAGAAAAAGGCGCAGGCTATAGTTTACCCTGGGCAAAGACTGATGGACATTTTGCAGTCAGGCTAGGTGAGCTAACTATATTGCAAGGTGTATCTGGTCATGGTAAGTCAATGATGTTATCTCAAGTCTTTCTTTACTTGATGCACTACACTAAAGTCTTGATAGCATCTATGGAAATGAAGCCGGTATTAACATTGGATAGAATGATTACCCAAAAGCTAGGTAGCAATCAACCCACACAAAACTACATTAGACAATTCTGTAAAGACTATAACGACAAACTGTTTATCTACGACCAACAAGGTGTCACAACTGAAGATGATATGTTTGCGACATTGCTTTATGGAAAAGAAATACTAGGTGTTAATGTCTTTTGTATCGACTCATTAATGAAAATTGGAAACATTAATGAAGATGATTACAACAGCCAAAAAAAGTTTGTAGATAAGTTAGCTGCATATTGTAGAGACATTAACATCCATGTCTTTTTAGTTTGCCATACTCGTAAGATGTCAGACGAATATCAAAGACCAGATGCAACGAACATTTTAGGTAGTAGCCATATCAGAAACCTTGCTGACAATATTCTTTTGTGTTGGCGCAATCGTGAGATAGAAGATTTAAAGTTTTCTGGTAACTTACCACCTGAGAGAGAGAACGAACCAACTGCTTATTTGAGTGTACAGAAACAACGTAACCATACATTTGAAGGAACATTTGGTTTGTGGTTTGAAGAAAAATCATTAACTTATAAGGAGAGACCATGAATTTAAATGACGTAGTAGAAAAATTAATCAAAGAGTTTAATGTAGATACATATCGCATTAAGGATAAAAATGGAACAGTAATTAAATTTGTTAAGAATGGTACGGAGGTGAAGTATGAAAATAAAAAAAACACTACACGTGACTGATAAAGGTAACTACCTACAAACCGCCATTGCTGTAGTTTCATCTTTAGATGAAGGGGTGTATGATATGATAATTATGGATAAAGATTACGCAAGAAGCCATGACCAAAATAGCTTGTTATGGGGTGTTATCTATAAAGGCATATCAGATACAACCGGATATTCCATAGATGAAGTGCATGACATATGTCGTATGAAGTGGCTGACTGAAGACGATGGTGAATTAAAGTCAACCGCAGGATTAACGAAGACTGAGTTTAATGAGTACATCGATAAGATTATTAACTGGTCTAAGTCTTTGGGAATAGGGTTTGAAAAAACAGGAACGTGAGTGGATTGAAAAGCTAGTGGAGTTTGGTTGCGTAGTCTGTCGTAAATACTATGATGCCAACACTCCACCTTGCATACACCATATTCGTGAAGGATTGGGCAAAGGTCAACGTAACAGTTGGGATAATTGTCTACCACTGTGCCATGAGCATCACCAGGGAAATGATGGTTTTCATTCAGGAAAGCAGACCTGGATAGAAAAGTATGGCACGGAGTATGAGCTGCTAGATTGGATTAAGGAGAGAATATGATTGAATTACATCATGGAGATTGTTTAGAAGTAATGAAATCTATTTCTGACAACAGCGTAGATTTAACAATCACGAGTCCACCATATGATAATTTGCGTGATTACAATGGATATTCATTTAAATTTGAAGAAATAGCACAAGAGTTATATCGTATAACTAATGATGGTGGTGTTATTGTTTGGGTTGTAGGTGACGCAACAATTAAAGGAAGTGAAACAGGAACATCATTTAAACAAGCATTATATTTTAAAGAAATTGGATTTAATTTACATGACACAATGATTTATCAAAAGCAATCATTTCCGCCAACATATCCAAAAATTAAGAGGTATCAACAATGTTTTGAATATATGTTTGTTTTATCTAAAGGTCAACCTAAAACATTTAATGGCATTATGAGAGATAAAGCACCAAGTTCAATTTATAATAGAAAAACTAAATCATCATTTAGAAAAGCAGATGGTTCTTTTGTATATAACAATAATATTGATACATCAAAGTCTAAAACAATAGAATTAAATATATGGAAATTACCATGCGGATATATGAAATCTACTAAAGATAAAGAAGCATATCAACATCCTGCTATTTTCCCAGAAGAATTAGCACATAATCATATACAAACATGGTCAAATCAAAATGATTTAATATTTGACCCAATGATGGGAAGCGGAACAACTGGTAAAATTGCAAAACAATTAAACAGAAATTTTATTGGTATCGAAATAAGTGAGGAATATTTAAATATAGCAAAGGAGCGTATCGGTGTTTGAATATGTGCTTGTAGTTTATTGGACAATGCAGACACCAGAATACATAGGTCACTTTAAAAGCTGTGCAGATGCTACGCAATGGTGTCAAACACATTGTGAAGGAGCAGAATACACTAGCTGTTTGCATGAAGATTATATTTATATGCCAGCAGGGTTTGTTAAGAGAGAGGTAAAGTGAAAGAATATACTGTAGTTCAACTTCAAAACAAAGAATATAAAGAATGGATACTTGATAAGCATTATGCTAAAAGAACTTGTAGTGTTTCTTATTGTTTTGGTTTAATTAAAGATAGCAAAATTATTGGAATTGTTACATTTGGATACCCACCTAATTATAATTATAACAATGGAAAATGTATTTTTTCTACATTAAAATATACAACATTAGAACTTAATAGATTAGTTATAAATGAGCATAATATTAAAAACTTACCTAGTTATTTTTTAAGCAATGCAATAAAATTACTTCCAAAACCAATAGCACTTGTGTCATATGCAGACCCAAATCAAAACCATTTTGGATATATTTATCAAGCAACAAATTGGATATTTACTGGAAATAGTACACCAAAAAAAAGATACTATTTTGAAGATGGAACAACATTTGATATAAGAAGAGGTATAGATAAAAAAGGAAAAATAATAAAAGTTGAAACATTAAAACCTACTTTAAGATATGTATATTTTCATGCAAATAAAAGTGAAAAAAAGAAAATGTTAAAAGATATGAAATTAACTGTTTTTCCATATCCAAAGGGTGAAAGTTTAAAATATGATTGTAAGGATATTGATATGAATTATGAAAAATGTTTATTTGATTAAATAATGAAATTAAAAAACATTAAATTAAAGTAAAGGATTTATAATGGGTAAAGGTAGCTCACCAAGACCAATTCCTAATCGTAAACAGTTCGAGGATAATTGGGACAAAATATTTAAGAAAAAAGATGGCGACAAATCTAAACATACCGACAAGAAAAAGACTGACTGACTTAGGTTACTTGGTCGAGAATGTAGAAAAGTATAATACATTTAGTCGTAAGAAAAATGACTTGTGGGGATTCATAGATTTCCTTGCTATTAGACGAGATGAAGTATTAGCAGTCCAGGTCACATCTAAAAGCAATATGAGCAGTAGACGTAAAAAGATTACCGAGCATGAAAATGTTGGGAAGGTTCGTGAAGCAGGAATACGAATAGAGTTATGGGGGTTTTACAAAGAAGGTAGAAAATGGGAAGTTAAAGTAGAGGATTTATCTTGAAACTAGATGAGCTAAAGCATTTGTTAGAGTTGTGGGTACGCTATATGCGTAGTGATAAAGCTGAGATAGCGGAGTTGGGTTATCCTAAAAAGTCTGCATTTCTAGCAACTGGCGGTGAATCTACACATGATGTGTTTGAGGATATGTTTCATGCAGGAGAGATAAAAAAAGTAGAAGTATTACACGCTGTTATACACTCACTAGAGCCTGAACAACAAAAAGCTATCTATCATTTCCATCTAAAAACTAAAGAACCATTATATGCAATGATTAAATATCAGAACGCTATCGATAATTTATTAACAATTGTAGGCAGAAGACTTGATTAATTTTGAAAAAAGAGTATAATTGTGGGTGGGAAGAAGCGTCCAAAGCTAGACATACTCCCTCCATCTAAGAAGCCCAGTTCTCTCTCTTGCTGGGCTTTTCTTTTTTAAGGAACACATATGCCGTTGAAGAAGGGTAAGTCAAAGAAAGTTATCTCTGCTAACATACGCACAGAGATGAAATCAGGTAGACCACAGAAACAAGCAATTGCAATCGCATTAAGTAAAGCAAAGAAAAGGAAATAATCATGCCAAAGGTTGGTGGAAAAACATATAGCTATACAAAAGCAGGTATGGCAGCTGCAAGAAAAGCTGCTAAAAAGACAGGCAAGAAGATGACAACTAAAACAGGTTATAAAAAGAAATAATGGCTAAACAAGGACTCTATGCAAACATCCATGCAAAAAGAAAAAGAATCGCAGCAGGAAGCGGAGAGCGAATGTCACCAAAAGGAAGTAAATCAAGACCAACAGCAAAAGATTTCAAACAAGCAGCCAAGACGGCTAAGCGACCTACTAAAAAACGTTAGCGACTGTGTGTGAAAGCCCATGCACTTATGAGTGCTACTTGATTGATGACAAATGTATAAGATGTCATAGAACAGTAGATGAGATTAGAAACTGGATAAAATTGACTGACGAGCAAAAACAAGAGATAATTAATAGATGCTCAGAATATTCGTAGGATTTGATGGAATAGTAGAACCCATTGCTTACCATGTGTTTTGTCAAAGCGTCATAGAAAAGGCAAGCATACCGGTAAGTTTTACTCCATTAGCACTAAACACTTTAAGCAACTACACGGAGACACACAATGATGGTTCTAATGCTTTTATCTATTCTCGTTTTTTAGTCCCATACTTATGTGATTATAAAGACTACGCTATCTTTGTAGATGGCGATATGTTATGCAGAACAGACATCAAAGAGTTAATGGATAGTATAGACCCATTAGCAGCAGTATCAGTTGTTAAACACGACTACAAGACTAAACACCCAATAAAGTATCTAG